GAAAGCGAAGACTGTGTTATCTTTGGTCTCACAAGTATTCAAGGTCGTGGTATCTTGTTTAATATCATGTTGGAAAATGGTGCGTGCTTTTGGCGGTTGCCAATTGCTGCCTTCTTTTCTTCGAAGATGGAAAGATCCAAAGTGCCCGATATGCCAAACGACTTACTTGAGCTGTGGAATTGCTTTAGTTATCATCATAGCATTAATCATTTTTCTTTTCTAATAGGACAAAGAGCTAAATATTTTGGTAAAGATAAGAAACTATATCACGGTGAGTATCTGTTTACTGTGGACTGGTGTCATCCTGACTCCAATCTACTTGACACAGATCATTCTGAAATTCCTCAGGAACATAAGTGCGCTCATATATTGGAGCTTGACAATGGTAATTTCGCTGCTCAACCTAATAACAGACTACTATGGAACATTAATTCGTTCACTACAAGAAATGAAGTCCCCGACTACAAAGTTCAGACAAACGACTGGAATGTCGAAAACAAAGACTGGATGACCGAGGACACCGATAAATTTTTTTATGAAATAGAAGAAAAAAAATTTACAGATGATTAAAATCATTGTAATCTAATATCTTCTTAGGTGATGCTTGATGTACACGTTCTGTGTATCCAGGCAGGGAGAGATGGTGGGTACTTTTTTGTTTTTATGTTCTACCTATAAGTATATAGGTAGATTATGAATATATCAATATTACTTCCCACAAGAAAAAGATTACCTTTATTAAAACGAGCTGTAGAATCATTGATCAGTAATGCAGCTAATCCCGATAAACTAGAATTTTTATTTGGAGTCGATAAAGATGATTTAGAAACTTTTAAATATTTAAAAGACAGTAAATATCCAAATCAAATAGCTTTACAATTTAATCCTATTGGTTATGAAAATTTACACAGATATAATAATACTTTAGCAGGTTTTTCTAATGGTAAATGGATTATGTTTTTTAATGACGATGCTATTATGAAAACTAAAAATTGGGACGAGAAAATTATGGATTTTGAGAAAGAGTTTTGTCTTCTTCGTTTTAGAGAACAAACAAATCATCCTTATAGTATCTTTCCTTGCTTTCCTAGAGAATGGTTTTATTTATTAGATCATATAAGTCTTCATGGTCAAAATGATGCATGGCTCTCAGAGATTGCTTATCTTCTCAATATAATGAGAGAAGTTGATATAGAAGTAATTCATGATAGAGCAGATATTACTGGTAACAATGATGATGAAACTTTTAAAGCTAGAGTTTATAAAGAAGGTAATCCAAATAATCCAGGAGACCTTCATCACGAACAGATGATCAAATTAAGATATAAAGATGCTTTTAAATTAAATTGGTACTTAGGTTTAATTAAACAACCTAATAATTATTTATTAGATAATTTAAAAAATAAAACAGACCCTTTTATTTTACTTAAAGAAAAATTTGCTGTATATAGAAAACAAGGTGCAGTGGGCGCCGGGAAACAAGATGCAAGAACTACAGATCAAAGAGAAATTAAAGTCAGCTATTCAAATTTACCAAAAGACTAGAGATAAACGAGCTGGTGAAGTAGTAACTCATTTAACAAATTTACTTTCTACATATAAAGCTAGAAAAAGTTTATTAAGTTATGCTAAACATATGTACCCGGGATATAAAGACCCTGCGCACATACAGCTAATTGCAAAAAATCTAGAGAAGCTTGAATCAGGAGAAATAAAAAGACTGGCGGTCTTTATGCCACCAAGACATGGTAAATCTATGTTATGCTCTGAATTTTTTCCTGCGTGGTATTTAGGAAACAATCCAAACGAATTTGTTATTCAATCTACTTACGCTCAAGAACTTGCAGATGACTTTGGTCGTAAAGTTCGAAACCAAGTTCAGGGAGAAGATTTTAATAAAGTTTTTCCGCAAGTTGCATTAAGATCAGACAGTACATCAGCTAAACGATTTCATACTATACATGGTGGAACTTATTCTGCTGTAGGTGCAGGTGGAGCTATTACTGGTAGAGGTGCGCATTTATTAATTATAGATGATCCTATAAAAGGTAGAGAAGATGCTGAGTCAGAAGTTCAAAGAAGAAATTTATTAGAGTGGTATAAGTCTGTAGCATATACTAGATTACAACCTGGTGGTAAAATTATTGTCATTCAAACTAGATGGCATCAAGACGATTTAGCTGGTTACATTTTAAATGAATCAGGTGAAGATTGGAAAGTTTTAGATTTACCAGCAATAGATGATAAAGGTAATGCTTTATGGCCTGAAGCTTACAATAAAAATGATTTAGCTAAAATTCAAAAAACTGTAGGAGAACGTGTTTGGCAAGCTTTATACCAACAACGTCCTAGTAACGAAGAAGGTAGTATCATAAAAAGAAATTGGTGGAATATATATGAGAAAGATAAGATACCTACTTTAGGCTATGTTGTTCAATCTTACGATACTGCATTTAGTACAAAATCTTCTGCTGACTTTTCTGCTTGTAGTACATGGGGAGTATTTACAGCAAGAGATGAAAACAATGTTCCTTATGCGGGATGCTTGTTACTAGACGCATGGAAAGAAAGATTAGAATATCCAGATTTAAGAAAACGTGCTCAAGATAGTTATTACGAGTGGATGCCCGATCAAGTATTAATTGAAAAACGAGCTTCTGGTCAATCTTTAATACAAGATTTAAGACGTTCTGGTGTACCTATTGTTACTTATACTCCAGAAAGAGATAAAGTTTCAAGAACACATAGCGTAGCTTCAATGTTTGAAGGTGGTTTAGTATTTACAATGAATAAAGATTGGACTAATAGTGTTATAGAAGAATGTGCTCAATTTCCATATGGAAAGCATGATGATATTCATGATACAATAGTACAAGCTTTAATGAGGATTCGTGATGGATTTTTAGTATTACATCCAGACGATCCAGAGGATGAAGATTATGAAACACGAAAGCAATTGCGCAAAGACAAACATTATTACTCTTGATGCTTTTAGAGTAACACCTCGAAAAAAAACCTCTAAAGAAGCTGAAGAGATTCAAAATGATCAAGTAGTAAATGCTTTTCATGATGCTTGTATCAAGATTTCTGATAAAGTAGATGTTAAAGGATATGCTTTAGTCGCATGGGATGAGAAAGGAGTTCCTTGTATTTCTTGGTCTTGTGGACATGTTAAATCTCCCATAAGCGAATTAATGCTTCCTACCTTTACACAATCAGTATTTCAAGGTATATTGAATAAAAAATTAAGTACACCGGAGGACTTAAAAGATGAGTAACCCATTTAAAAGAGTAGGTTCTAAACCTAAATTAGGCGTAAAAAGTTTTAGCGTTGAAGATGTCAACGATGCTAATAAAAGATTTTATGCAAAGTATCCAGAATGTAAAGAAGATGCAGCTATGTTAAAAAGAGCTATGCAAAATCCTGGAGATGAAATAGTAAAACAAGTAGATCATGAAAAAGCTGAACATGCCAAAATGATGAAAGCTATGAAAATAGAAGTGGAGATATCGTGAAAAAAAAGAAAAAAGGAAAATTTCCAGATATGTCAGGCGATGGTAAAGTAACTAAGAAAGATATTTTAATTGCAAAAGGTGTAATTAAAAAAAGTAAAAGGAAAAAAAGAAAATGAGTAAAAATAGAAAAGAGATCACTAAAGAAATTTTAGATGTAGATTTTGAAGATGTTGGTAAATCTAAAATGTTTGACGATGATGGATATGAAGAAGGTAAATCTAAAGATAGAGAAATGACTGCTAATGCTGCATCAACAAATAAGAAAAGTTTGAATGTAGTAAAACAATCTGGTAATAAAGCAGGTAAATTTAGAACAGTATCTGATCTTTTAAAAAAACCTGCTAAAATTATTCAAATCGATGGATCTAAAAAAAATAGGTAATGGCCAAGAGAAAATTTACTGATTTTACTCCAAGACCAAAACCTAGAAAAAGACCTCGAAGACATAAAAAAAAATTAAATAAAAATGAAAAACGAAGTCATAAAAAATATCATAGGCAAGGAAGATGATTAAAGAATTTATTTGTCCAAATGGAAGAATTTAATGGCAAGAACAAGAATAAGACCTAAAAGAAGACGAGAGGGAAAAATAAAAACCTCTGTTAAATCAGGAAATTTTAGACCGACTAAAAAAGGTGCAGGTATGACAAGAAAAGGTGTCATGGCATATAGGCGTGCTAATCCTGGTTCTAAATTACAAACTGCAGTAACAGAAAAAAAACCTACAGGTAAAAGAGCAGCACGTAGAAGAAGTTATTGCGCAAGATCATTAGGCCAATTAAAAAGAAGTTCTGCTAAAACAAGAAATAATCCTAATTCTAGAATAAGACAAGCAAGACGAAGGTGGAGATGTTAGATAAAATTATTTATAATTTTTTTGCAGGTATAGATATATTAAGTAATTTAATTGGAAAATTATTTACACCTAAGAGGCAGAAAAAGAAAGATGAAAAATAAACCATTAGATATATCAGAATCAGCATCTGTTCAAATGCCTATGAAGACAGTTGCTAGTTTAATTTTTGTCGTTGCAGCTGGTGTTTTCGCTTACACCGAGCTGACTGCAAGGTTAGTGTCATTAGAGACATCTAGAGAATTATTTGAAAATGACTTATTAAAAAAATCTGAGCAAGTACCCACTGATCAAGAACAACATTTTTTAATTGAGGATCTTTATAAGACTGTAGAAAAAATGGAAGAAACTCAAGAAATGAATATGACTAATAAAGTAAATATTCAGTTTTTAAGAGAACAATTAGATAAAGCATTGGCAGATATTGAAGATTTAAAAGACAAAGTAAGAGAAAATGGTAACGGAGTGCATTAATGGAATTAATTATAGCTTTACTTATGATTGTGAATGGAGAGATTAAAGAACATAGAATTCAAGAATCCATGTCAAAATGTTTGAAAGGTAAGAGAGTTGCAATGAGAACCAATAAAAATAATAATGTTCAATATCAATGCATTAAATCAATGGCAGAACTTGAAAGCAACGTTGATGGTAGCAAAAGTATTAAAAAATTAATACTAGAATAATTGTCTTTTTTGTTTTATATCTTACCTAGGAAAGTATGGTATGAGCCAGGAGGTATTATGAAACTATGAAAAAGGGACTTTATGCAAATATAAATGCCAGACGTAAAGCTGGTAAAAGTAGACCAAAATCTAAATCAACAATTTCAAAAAAAGCTTATAAAAATATGAGAAAAGGTTTTCCTAAGTGATAGTAAGACCCTCTTTTAAAAAAACTATGAGTAAACCAAATAAGAAAAAAGTTAAAAAACAATACTTAGCCGGAACGTCAGGTAAATTAAGAGCTAAAAGAAAAGCTGCTCTTAAAAGATTAAACAAAGACAATAAAGGTTCAGGAGTTTTACCAGGTGATAAAAAAGGTGGAAAGTTTGTAGGATCAAAAAAGAAAAGTAAACATAATAAAAAATTTAAGGAGATGTATGGCTAAAGCAAAAGGAGCAAGTACAGCAACAGCAATAAGAAATAAAGCGAAAAAATCAGGAGTATCAGCATCTAAAATTAGAAAAATTTATAATAGAGGTTTAGCAGCATATAGAACAAGTGGTCATAGAAAAGGTGTAAGTCCTCAAGCATGGGCAATGGCTAGAGTAAATTCTGCTTTAACTGGTGGAAAAGCAGCAAAAGTAGATAAAGATATTTTAAAAGGTAAAAAAGATAAAAATAGAAATCCTGATGGAACAAAGAAAAAAACTAGAAGGGCATAATGGCATTAGAAGTTGAATTAGAAAAAAAGAAACTTGAATATACTAATGAAGACGGACAAAAAGTTCGTGTAGATATAGATCAAGACTTAACTGAAAAAGAAGAAGAAGCTTTTAAATCAAATCATTACGCTAATCTTGCAGAAGAATTACCAAATCAAGAAGTAATGAAAATAGGAAAAGAATTAATAAAACAATATGAAGATGATAAATCTTCAAGAAAAGATTGGGAAGATCAATATTCTAAAGGTTTAAAAATGTTAGGTGTTGTTGTAGAAGATAGACAAGATCCTTTCCCGGGAGCATCTGGTGTTCATCATCCATTAATGTCAGAAGCAGCTACTCAGTTTCAAGCAAGAGCTATTGCAGAAATGTTTCCATCAGGAGGACCAGTCAAAACTCAAATTATAGGAAAACAAACAGATAAGAAAATAGAACAAGCGCAACGTGTTCAAGACTTTATGAATTATCAAGTAACAAATCAAATACCAGATTATTTTAATGAATTAGATCAAATGTTATTTTATTTAGCACTTGCCGGTAGTGCTTTT